TAGGCAATCTGGTAAAGAATATAGGATTAGATTAACTAACTTTCTTGATGCAGCTAATGAATCTATCACGGAAGAACAAATAGTATTTTGTCAAGCAGAATCAGCAACTCCATCCGACTTCAACTCTTATACAGTTCCTTTAATCCAAGAACTGCTGATAGAAGATCACTCTATTAGGACAGACGCTTTTACTACCGTTCAAATTCTTGCAAAGAATCCAAGATTCTATATAACTGGTGTTGATCCAGAAAATGGAGAATTTTATTTAGATAATGCATACAATAATGGAAGAGTGATTATATCTTTTAGCTCTAGACCTGCAAGCAACTTTTTAAATACTGCATATTTTAAAGTTCAAAGAAAACCAATTCAAAGTCAGCCATCAAGATGGCAGAATTTGTCAGCTAATGTGTCAATGCATTCCTGGAAGCCAGAAGTTTATGTAGACTTTCCATCTCTGGATGCTACACCATCGTATTATTCAGATGATAAAGATTATTTTGAAACAGGATATAAATATAGAATCATAGCTTCTAAAGATATAGGTATTTAAAGTGGCTAACTTTATATATGGAAAAGCAAAACAATCTTTATTAAATGGTGAATTTAATATTTCTTCTGATTCTTTAAAAGTTCTTTTAGTTACAGAGTCTTATGTTCCTAATCAAAATGTTGATCAGTTTGTTTCTAATATTTCTAGTTCTTACATAAAACAAAGAACTTCTTCGTTAACAAACGTAACAAATATTTTAGGAGTAATAGACGCTGACAATGCACCAGTGTCAAATTATGATGGATCTGCATTTAAAGCTTTAGTAATCTATAAAGATTCTGGCACTGATTCAACGTCTAGACTTTTAGCTTATATAGATACTGCAACTGGTCTACCTTTTTTAGGAATAAATGCAACAACAGACATTACTATAAACTGGAGCAATGGCTCAAATAAAATTATATCTTTATAAAGGTTTAAAATGGCTACAAATTATCCAAATTCTTTAGACGTTTTACAGAATCCTTCGTCAACTGACACCTTAGATTCTGTAACCGTACCGCATCATTTGCAACATGCAAACGCAAACGATGCTATAGAAGCAGTCCAGACAGTACTGGGAATAAATCCAGCAGGGTCTCATTTAACCATTAAAGATAGAATTGCTGCATCAGAAAGTCTAAATGGACTGAATAACGTTACTATTACTTCTGTTGCTAACGGTGATGTACTTAAATATAATGGGTCAAATTGGATAAATTCGAGCAATATATCCAATCTTACTGATGGAGGAAATTTTTAAAAATGGCAAATACAATTAGAATCAAGAGAAGAGCATCTGGAATTGCCGGTGCACCCGAATCATTACAGAACGCAGAACTGGCATTTAACGAAATAGACAATACCCTTTATTATGGCAAGGGTACTGGTGGAGCAGGCGGAACCGCAACTACCGTAGAAGCTATTGCTGGAACAGGCGCATTTGCTACATTGGGCACTGCTCAAACAATTTCTGGAAATAAAACATTTTCTGGAACATTATCAGTTGCAACTCCAACCGAAAATGCGCATGCTACGACTAAACTTTATGTCGACACTGCAATTACTGGAGTTGCAACGACATTTACGGTTGCAGGCGATGGTGGCACAAATCAAACAATAACGACAGGAACAGACACTTTAACAATCTCTGGTGGAACTGGTCTTTCATCTGCTGGTTCCTCTACAGACACTATAACAATCAATCTTGACAATACAGCAGTAACAGCTGGATCTTATGGTTCAGCTAGCGCAATCCCAACGTTTACAGTTGATGCTCAAGGTCGCTTGACAGCAGCTGGAACAGCTTCTATCTCTACTTCATTTACAGTTGATGCAGATGAAGGTGACAATCTGACCATTTCTGGTGGCGATACATTTGTCATAGTTGGAGGCACGGGACTAACATCGGTAGCCTCTGCAACTGACACACTTACTTTAAATCTTGACAATACTACAGTATCAGCTGGTTCATTCGGTTCCGCAACTGCCGTATCAACCTTTACCGTTGATGCCCAGGGTCGCTTGACAGCAGCTGGAACTGCAACAATTGCTATTCCAGCAAGTGCGGTTACAGATTTCAACGAAGCTGCTCAAGATGCTATAGGGAACTCAGTTGGAACAGGTCTTACTTATACTGATTCAACAGGTGTGATTTCAGTAACAACTAACACCTATGATGCATATGGTGCAGCTGCTACCGCACAAACCAATGCAGAATCAACTGCTTCAGGATATGTATCAACTCACTCATCAGCTACAACTTCAGTGCATGGCGTTACTGGAAATGTTGTTGGAACAAGTGATACTCAGACTCTTAGTAATAAAACGCTTACTAGCCCAGTAATTACTGGAGCAGTATTCAATGATGGTTCGATAGTCTTTGAGGGTGCAACCGCAAATGACTTTGAAACAACTCTTGCAATCACTGATCCAACCGCAGACCGCACAATTACTCTCCCAGATGCTACGGGTACAGTTGCCTTAGCTGCAGATGTTGCAGCACTTTCGGGTGCAATATTTACTGGTGCGGTATCTGGTACATCTCTTACTCTTTCAGGCGATTTAACGGTTAATGGCACAACAACTACAATTAACTCAACAACCATTACGGTTGATGACAAGAACATTGAGCTTGGTTCAGTTGTAAGCCCAACAGATGCAGGTGCTGATGGCGGTGGTCTTACGCTCAAGGGTGCAACAGACAAGACCTTCAACTGGGTTGACGCAACTGACGCATGGACTTCATCAGAAAACATGAACCTTCTAACTGGAAAGTCATTCTTGATCGCAGGAACTTCTGTATTGTCTGGATCAACTCTTGGCTCAGGAGTAACTGCATCAAGCCTTACCTCGGTAGGCACAATAGCAACTGGTACATGGAATGGTACAGCAATAGCCATAGCTAACGGTGGAACTGGCTCCACAAGTGCCTCAGACGCCCGTACAGCCCTTGGATTGGCCATTGGGACCAATGTACAGGCTTATAGCTCAGTATTAGATAACGTAGCTGCTGGTAACTATACTCTTGATGGTGGAACTTTTTAATATTGTTTATTAATTGTTTTTAATTAAATGAAAGAAAATTCTTATGTCTTTACCTAATCCCCCTAATATTGTTCAGGGTCAAATTGCCTTAGACCCAGTTAATGGGATAGTTTATTATAAAGATGAAAATGATAACTTAATTTCTACCACATGGTCTTGGCTGCAGGATAATGAAACTCAAATTAGTACTGAGGACGATGTAACAATTAGTTCTAATCTTACCGTTGGTGGAGATTTAATAATTAGTGGAGACACTGTAAGCTTAAATGTAGCTGAAGTTCTTATTGAAGATAATATTCTAGTATTAAATTCTAATGTAACGAGTGCTCCAATATTAAACGCCGGCATTGAAGTTGAGCGTGGCACATCAGATAATGTTCAGATAAGATGGAATGAAGCATTAGATAAATGGCAGTTTACAAATGATGGAACTACTTATTTAGATTTAAATTCTATTGTAGCAAATTCAGTAACACTTGGCCTTCATACTGTTGGTGATTATGTGACAAACCTGACTGCCGGTACGGGCGTTTCAATTTCCCAGACTTTTGGAGAAGGTTCTACTCCTAGTATTTCTATAGGCCAACCAGTAGCAACTACTGACACCGTAACCTTTGCTGGCGTAACAGCACCTTTGACGGGTAATGTAACTGGTAACTTAACTGGTAACTTAACTGGTAGCGTTGTTGGAAATGTAACTGGCAATGTAACTGGAGAAGTTTCTAGCATAACTAATCATGGAATCAATGCTTTAAATGATGTAGATGCAACACCAAGTAGCGGGCAATTCTTAAAGTGGAACGGTACATCGTGGGTTAATGACGCAATAGATTTAAACACAGATACTGTTGGCGACTATACTAAGAATTTAGTGGCTGGTACCGGCGTAACAATTACCAATAATTCTGGCGAAGGTGCAACGCCTAATATATCAATAGGACAGCCAGTTGGGACTACTGATACAGTTACTTTCAATGTTGTAAATGCTGACCTCACCGGAGATGTAACTGGTACTGTATCTGATATTTCCAATCATGGAATATCAGATCTTTCAGATGTAAATATTACTGATGCAGCAGATGGAAACTTTTTAAGATATAACGGATCTAATTGGTTTAATGATCCAGTTAATTTAGCAACAGATACCATTGGTGATTATGTATCTAACCTAACAGGTTCTAATGGTATAACAATTACAAATAACTCTGGAGAAAACGCAACACCAAATATTTCATTCAGTGGTTCAATAGACAACGTGTCTGACGTATCTATAACATCAGCTCAAAATGGACAGATACTTGAATATGATGGAGCGGCTTGGGTTAATACAGTTCGTCCTTCAAATGAGCCAATGGGCCATGAAGATAAAACAGAAAGTACTATCTCTTTTAATGAGGGAACTCGCACTTTTTCTATAGCTCCTGTTTCTACTTCTTTTACTGTTTGGTGTGCTGGAAAGCGTTTTGTAAAAACTGGAACTGAAACAGTTCAGATACCAGATACTTCTGGTCTATATTATATTTATTTTAATTCTTCAGGAGTTCTTTCTTATCGCACTAGTTTTTTTGTTTGGGACGAAGACGCACCCACCGCATATATATATTGGAACAACGTAGATAATAAAGCTTACTTCTTTGCAGATGAAAGACATGGAGTAACTCTTGACTGGGCTACTCATGAATACTTACACAGAACACGTGGTGCAGCAATTGCAAACGGTTTTGGCGCAAACAATTATACTTTAGTTGGGGATGGTTCACTTCCTACTCACGCTCAAATAGACATTGCTGACGGAACATTCTTTGATGAAGATCTTCAAGTTGACATTGAACACTCTGCGTCTCCAACAGCAAACACTTGGCAACAAAGGCTTCAAGCCGGTGCTTATATACCAGTTTTTTATAAGGTAAACGGCAATTGGAAAAAAGATACAGCTACTCAGTTTCCAATTAAAAATAGTGGAACAAGAGCAGAATACAACTTAAATACTGCGGGCACTTGGTCAGCCACTCCAATTGATAATAATAAATATGGAGTAATGTTTGTAGTTGCTACCAATAATTTAGGTGAACCAGTCTTAGCAATAATGGGTCAAGCGCAATATACTGATAAGGGATCAGCAGAAGCATCAACTTGGGATGAATTAGACTTAACTGGATTTCCTATAGTTGAATTTAGGCCGTTGTATAAAATAGTCTTTCAAACAGCAAACGCTTATGATAATAGTCCTAAAACAAATTTTGTAAATCTTTTAGATCTTAGACAGGTAATTAGCACGGGTGCTGGTGGATCAGCAACAGCAGTGTCTGATCATGGTTCAATGACAGGACTTAGTGACGACGATCACACTCAATACCTTCGCACAGATGGAACTAGAACTGCAACATCTTTAACTGTATCTGGATCTATAACAACAAATAGCTTTATTCTCGATGGAATTGAAATAGATGCAGCTACCCCATCAGATACAAATGTTCTCAAATATAGTTCAGCTTTAAATAAATACATTCCAGGAGTTGCAT